GCTGCCAAAACTTTGAAAACCAGTTGTTTTTACCACGTGGTGTGCTAATAAAGATGGCTTTTGCCTGTGGTTTATCTAGTGTTGGGCGCAGTGCAATGTTAAAAGCGTCCTCACCATGCTCCGATAAGGCAGCTTCATCAAATATGATTAGGTCATAGCTGCGACCTACAGTTGAATCTACGGTGCTAATAGAGCCCATTCTGATAGTACTACCATTTGACAGTTCAATGATCTTGTCCTTAAGATTATCACGTGTAACTTCCAGGTCAAAGTGCTTGATCAACCTGCGCTGCAGCTCGAATGAAATTGCACTCAGGTTATAGTTAGGACTAATAATAAGCACATTGCAATTGGGTACTAGTGTTACCAGCTGACCTATAACATTGGCTATGTAGGTTTTGCCCAATCGTCTGGCAAGTGCAGCGCATATAAACCTGTACTGTGGATCATTGACGGCATTGATTAGTGCGATTTGGGGCCTGTTGATAGTATCGTAGAGATTTAAGAGTCGTAAGTAGTTGTCTATAGGCAGTTTGATAAACCGTTGTGTAGGATCAAACTCCTTAATGTACTCTGTTTCTACATCATTTCTGCTTACTACGAGCATGGATAAGTTCCGCTAGTGCTATTGTTATAAGGATGCTAAGGCCGATACAGCTTAGGGTGAACCATAGTGGGCTCATATGCCGTCGCCTGACACCAGTTTATGTATAAGCTGGCTGTATTTACTGCCGTCGTCGTTGATTTGAACATTTACCTGTTTTTGTGGTCCTGGTGTGCCTTGACGTAATTTTTCCAGCTGCAGTTGTTTGTCTAATAAGTCCATTGACATTTTATGGCTCATTTGTAGTAAGTCTGCAATATCTTTACTACTACCAACACCAGCTTCCGACAACTCCTGAAACTTTTGCTTGATTAGTGCATCCATTGCACTTCGCATGAGGAAGCGGTTGTTGTAACCCATGTCAAAAAATACTTGGTCTATATACTGCTTGACCTCACGGCGACCTAGGATTTGTGTTACTTGATTTGGTTCCAATTGTAGCTCATGGGCCACCTTTTTAGCATCATTAAGCTGAAGATAGCAGTTGGCTACTTCCAGTGCTTCTGGTGAGATTTGTACGGTTTCGGCTGGTAGGTGTGTTGACATTGGTTTCTCCAGTTTATTGGAGTATATCACGGGTGGTAGTTGTTGAGCAAGCTGAGATTTTGGCACCTTAAGGGTTTTGAAAAATTTCTGAAATAGGCCGTAAGCGGGGGCCCCGCCGTTATAATTTACATAACGTCTAATAACCGCCCTAGTATACCATATGCCTAGCAGTTAGTCAACTACCACTCGTCAGCCGACTAATGGCACTTGCTAACCACTAAGATTGGCGTATAATGAAGATTCTTTCAACGCAACAGGAGTAGCTAAAATGGCAGCAGCCAAAGCCCCGAACTATAGCCCTGAGCAAACTGCTCAGATTGTGGCCGACTATCAGGCCGGTGTTACGGTTGAGCAAATTGCCCAGACTATGGGCAAGACTGTTCGCTCAATTGTAGCAAAGCTCAGCCGTGAAAAGGTTTATATCGCTAAAGAATATAAAACCAAGAACGGCGAAGCTCCCATTAAAAAGGATGTTCACGCCGACTTCATCGGTGCGGCTCTCAAGCTCAGCGAGAATGATATAGATTCTCTCACTAAGGCTAACAAGAGCGCACTTCGCGCAATCTCGGATTTTATCCGTAACTCTGCCAACTAGGGTATAGGGGCGCAAGCCCCTATATAAATGTTATGAAAAATGTAGCACTTGCAACTGATGCAAAAATTATAGCGTTCACTCGTCGTGCTGAAGTTGCCGTTGAGGAACCGTTACAGTTTTTTATTGTGCCCACTGATTACAAGGGTTTCATGTGGCTTATAAAAAATAGAATCTTAGGTCGCAAGCTCACTGGGCCTAGCTATAATAAGCATTACAATACACTTACTGGATCGATGCAAGAATGAGAACACTTACTTTTGCCCTTTGGGTATTCGTTATGTTTATGATAACCTTCCTTGCTAATACAGCATTTGCTTGCGGCAAGGATGATTCTAAAGATGAGAACGCTCCGCGTGCTCGCTGCGGGCCTGCTCCAATTATTGTAACACCAGCTCCACCACCGAAAAAAGAAGCCGAGAAAAAATAGGTTCCACGTGAAACCATAAAAACTATAGCGCTATATTTTTTATAGCGCAGGCGCCAAAATTATACTATAATTTTGGCCAACGTGTCAAGCCCCGCGGGCTCCGTTTGTCGGGTAGGATCGACCACTGGTCGGCTGATGTATGGTAGGTTCTGCTGGTGTAGGCGGTAGGCTAAAAGGACGCTTGCGCTTGCACTGCTAGCTAATGCGTGTATAATAGATTCTGTTGTAGGGCATGACTCTAGGCGGCTAGTAACCCCGCCTACCCTCGGATAGGGCCGATAGGGCAAGGGCAGACAAGTTAAACCTTACAACATTCTAGACTTTATAAGGATATAGGTTATGAAAAGGATAGCGATCTATGACATGGATGGCACAATCGTTTGCAGTATGCACAGGTATCGTACCATTGTTGATAACGGTATTGAGCGCATTGACCTCGACTACTGGCGTGCTAATGAGTATCGCGCACTTGAGGACAGTTTGTTACCATTGGCAGAACAATATAAAAACGATCTCGATGATCCCAACTGTATTGTCGTTATTGCTACTGCCCGTATTTTGCGGAACCCTGATCGTGCATTTATTTATAGCAGACTAGGTACACCTGACCATATCGTTAGCCGTAATGAAAATGATAACCGTTCGGGTGCTACCCTCAAAATCGAAGGGCTAAAACGAATTTTCAAATTGTATAGCACACTAGGTTATACTTTTAATGACGCTGTATTTTATGAGGATAACGTAGCATATCTTAAAGCAGTTTGTGATTACTTTAACATTAGGGGTGTTTATGTTCCAAGCAAACAAGGGCATTGATATGATAAATGTAAAGGCTATAGAACTTTGGGCAATGCAGGATAAATTTTGCGATCTGTATTTTGATATATACGGCTATCGTCCAGATTTTGGAACGGTTAGCGATTGGAACGATATAAATTGGATTACTAGAATGTACGATAGCCTTTATCAAGAATATAACAGTTTACCTGAGGAATTTGATTTGGTATAGGTTTCACGTGGAACACTGTTCCACGTTATGGCTATAGATTATAAAATTTATAGCCATGGCGCCAAAAATTATACCATAATTTTTGCGGCCGTGTCAAGGCCCGGGCCGACCGTTCGTCGGCTCCTGGCGACCGCTGGTCGGTCAGATGTGCGGCGGCCCCTACCCGATGGGCGGCGGCGAATTGTGGCACTATCTGGCATTTTATGGTATACTAGGGGTTGCTCAACTTTTAAGGTTATAAATTATGAAACGACAATACTTCGCTGTTCTAGATACTGAAACAACCCTCAACGATACTGTTATGGATTTTGCCATTGTGGTTTGTGACCGTCACGGCAAGATTTACAATAGTTGTAGCGTTCTAGTTCGTGAGTTCTATGACCCTGCAACCCTGTTCCATGACAAAAACAATAACGGTTTTTGGGCCTCTGCTAATCTAGAGCGTCGTCGTGCTAATTATCAGAACATGCTAGATTCTGGTACACGTATGCTTGCGTCGGTAACTGCTATAAATAATTGGATCAATAAATGTATCGGTACTTATGATCCAATCCTTACAGCATACAATCTCGCCTTCGACACTAGCAAATGTGCTAACTCTGGTATCGTTCTAGATAGTTTCACTAGCCGCTTTTGCCTTTGGCAAGCCGCTGTGGGTAACATCTGCCGTTCCAAAAAGTATAAGCGTTTTGTACTCGACAATCATCGTTTTAATAATGCGACCGATAAAGGTAATATGACATTCAAAACCGATGCCGAGACTGTTGCAGGTTTTGTAACTGGTAATCTTATCGCTGAACCCCACACTGCACTTGAGGATGCACGCGATTTTGAGATTCCAATCCTACAAAAGATTGTACGTTCTAAAGGTTGGCGCGATCGCATCGAGCCCTATGACTGGAAAAAATTTCAGGTAAAGGATCATTACAATGTTTGAAGCGTTCGGCGTTCTAGGTTCTATACTGCTTGGGGCTTCGGCCCTGCCCCAAGCAATCGAATCCTATCGCTCTAAAAACTCAGACGGGCTAACACTAGGTTTTATAGCAATGTGGTGGACTGGTATGGTTTCCATGACAATCTATATCGTGCCCAAAGGCGATATGATTCTTATAGCAAACTATATCGTCAATCTAATTCTTGTAACAATTATTGCGAGGTATAAATTATGGCCGATTCGTTGATAAAAGTTGTAACAGCCGCTGTTACCCTACACTGGACTGCTATGCA